TGCGGTAATAGAGTCGCAGCTGATCCAGGGGACTCTGTGGTCGTTTCTGAAAACGGTCAAGAAGGTGAAACTGGAAGACAAGTTGTGGAATCTGTACCTGCATAGTTTTACTGATAAATCATACAACGATTGGAAAGAGGAGGTGTTAAGAAATGGCTGATGATCTGAAGCGAGTCGGTTTGAAGTTTACGGCAGACGGTGCAAGGGACTTTAAATCAGAACTGAAAGAATGTACCGCTGCCACAAAGGAAAATTATTCCGAGTTGAAGCTTGCCCAGTCTCAGTACGATAAAAACACAACCTCCATTGATAAACTGAAAGACAGGCAGTCCTATCTGGCGAAACAGACGGATGTTTACAGTGACAAGGTTAAGATTCTGAACCAGCAGTTAAAGGAAATGGAGTCTGCTGAAAACAAGGATGAAACAGCTATCTCCAAGAAGTGGGCGGAACTCAATCAGGCCCAAGCTAAACTTAACGATTATGAAAAGAGCCTGAAGGATGTCAACAAGCAGTTGGAGACCGGCGCCGCAAAGTTAAAAGAGTGGGGCGACAAGGTCAAAGGTACCGGCGAAAAAATGAAGAGTATCGGAAGCAGCATGACAACTCATGTTACCGCTCCGATTACAGCTGGTGCGGCCGCTTCCGTTGTAGCTTTCAACGAAGTTGACGAAGCCATGGACATCATCATCCAGAAGACCGGCGCAAGCGGTAAAGCCCTTGAAGGGATGCAGACCAGTGCAAAAAACATTGCCACGGAAATTCCTGTTTCCTTCGAAGAAGCTGGTAACGCAGTCGGTGAACTGAACACTCGTTTCGGTATTACCGGCAAGGACCTGGAAGACCTTTCCCAACGCTTCCTGAAGTTTTCAAAGCTAAATGGCACGGATGTCACTAACTCCATCGACTCAACGCAGAAAGCCTTGAGTGCTTTCGGTCTTGATGCGAAATCAGCTGGTGAATTCCTTGATGTGTTGAACCGCACCGGACAAAATACCGGCGTTTCGATGGATTCCCTTTTGGAAGGTCTTGTTCAGAACGGGGCAGCCTTCCAGGAAATGGGTCTGGACATTAACCAGGCTACAATTTTCATGGGTCAGATGGAAAAGTCCGGAGCCAATTCCGAAACCGTCATGAATGGTCTTCGGAAAGCGCTGAAAAACGCTACGGAATCGGGCATTCCCATGAATGAAGCCCTGAAGAACCTGCAGGATACCATCAAGAACGGCAAAGGCGGGGTCGACGGTCTGACAGCTGCTTATGAACTTTTCGGCAAATCCGGTGACCAGATTTTTGCCGCGGTAAAGAATGGAACCTTAAACTTTACAGACCTCGCAAGCAGTCAGGATATTTTGAAAGATTCCACGGATTCTGTGGGCAAAACATACGAAGATACGCTGGATCCACTCGACAAGGTCAAGACGACCATGAACGAGGCGAAGCTTATCGGTGCCGATATTGTTGAAACAGCTGCGCCGATGCTCAAGACGGCACTGGAAGGAATCCGGGATGTATTAAAGAATCTGAAAGAATGGTGGAGTGGCCTGTCTGAAGAGCAACAGCAGAACATTTTGAAGTTTGCGGCGATCGCTGCAGCGGCTGGTCCGGTTTTATCAGTACTCGGAAGCCTCGTTACTGTCATAGGTGGCATCATTACTGTCGGAGGTACGCTGGCTCCAGTCCTTGGAACCATTGCGGCAGGCATCGGAGCGATAGGGGCTCCGGTAATAGCTGTGGTCGCTGTCATAGGCGGTCTGATCGCGGCACTCATATTGATCCCGAAGCACTGGAAAGACATTCAGGCGGCGGCAGGGAAATTCGTCCAGGGAGTAAAACAACGCTGGAATGATTTTAAGCAGTCGACCAAGGATGCCATAGACAACACAGTAAAGAAGTGGAACCAGTGGAAGCAGGATGTTGGGAAGAAAATTACCGAGACGGTGCAGGCTGGCAAGCAGAAATTTGATCAGTTTAAACAAAATGCGGTCAATACTTTTGAGAATGTCAAAAAGGGCGCCAGCGAAAAACTGGGACAGGCCAAACAGGTGGCCGTCAATGCGTTTGAAAACCTCAAAAAAGGCGCTAAGGACAAGCTTGACCAAGCAGGGAAGTTTGCCGGAAGCGCATTTGAATTTATTAAAAAGTCGGCCGGTGAAAAACTCGGACAGGCAAGAGACACTGCAAAGAATATCTTCGGAAAAATCAAGGGCTTTGCAAAGTTCACCTGGAACCTTCCGAAGATGGGTGTGAACGCGATAAGCGGACTGGTCAGCTTCGTGAGTGGAATTGTTAAGAGGATAAGGAAAGTATTTAACTTTAAATGGTCACTTCCGAAACTCAAGCTTCCGCATCCACGTATCTCCGGACACTTTTCGCTGAATCCACCGTCTGTACCGCACTTCAGCATAGATTGGTATGCGGATGCCTATAAGCGGGCGGCCTATTACACAAGCCCGACCGTGAGAGCAGACGGCAGAGGATTCGGAGACAGACAGGGCGGGGAATTTGCAGTCGGCGAAAAACATCTGCGTGATGTAATCAGGGAAGAGACTTATAACCCTGTAAACGTATCCTACGGCGATGTGAACATCAATGTGTATTCTTCTCCGGGTCAGGATGTGAGAAAGCTTGCTGAAGAAGTTTCCAAGCGCCTCGCAACGGTTTATGAAAGAGAAAGGGCGGTGTGGACATGATGGAACAATTTGCTTACAACGGGAAATCATCCCGGGAGTTTGGCATTATCATCAATGAGCACACCGGCTATAATTCTCCGGAGCGGGATTTTACTTCTGTGGAGGTTCCGGGAATGAACGGTGACCTAACACTGGATAATGGCAGATACAAAAATGTAACCATTACATATAAGTGCGGCATTGCCAATGGCTTTGCCGCTCAGATTTCTGCCCTTAGAGCATGGCTGTGTTCCAATATCGGTTATCACAAATTGGAAGATTCTTTTGACCCTGATTATTACCGGATAGCCAGGATTTCAGGGACTATGGAACCCACATCTTTTGCCAGGGCAAGGGCCGGACAGTTCGACATACAGTTCGACTGCAAGCCGCAGCGTTTTCTTAAATCAGGGGAAGAAAACTATACTTTCACGGGGTCGGGCAAGATCATCAATCCGACTCTGTATAATGCCTTGCCACTGATCCGCGCGTACGGCACTGGCACGCTGAGCATTGGTTCCACAACAATTACGATCAGTTCAGCCAATACCTATACAGATATCGACTGTGCTATTCAGGATGCTTATAAAGAAGCGACAAACTGCAATGGCAATATTGTTCTGAACAGTGGAAATTTCCCAGTATTGAAACCGGGTGAAAACGGTATTTCTTTATCTGGTATTTCCCGCATTGAACTGACTCCGAGGTGGTGGACGATATGATTCCTATTCTTTATCCAGCCAATGAAACCAGTTTTACTTCAAACGGTCTCGGGCGACTCCCAGACGCCACGGAATGTATCGTGACGGAAGAGCGGAACGGAGTTTATGAGCTCCGGATGCTCTATCCTGTAGAAGGTATTCATTTTTCCGACATCCTAATAAACAGGTTTATTTATGCAGTGCCTGCAGATGGCAAAGGAGAACAGCCGTTCCGTATCTACTCTATCAGCAAGCCGCTTAACGGTATCGTGGAGATCAATGCGGAACATGCCAGCTACCAACTCAGTCACATTCCATTGGCTCCGTTCACTGCTGGATCTGCTGTGGCAGCTATGGCCGGGCTGAAAACAAATGCTGCAGAGGCCTGCCCTTTTACTTTCTGGACAGACAAGGAAGTGACCGGGAACTTTAAGGTGACTGAGCCCGCTTCCATTAGGTCAACACTCGGCGGCACTGAAGGCAGCATTTTAGATGTCTTTGGCACTGGCGAATATGAGTTTGACCATTATTCCGTCAAGTTGCATTTACACCGCGGGACAGACAATGGTGTGACACTCCGGTATGGCAAGAATATCACCGACATCAAGCAGGAAGAGAATATTGCCAATACCTACACCGGGGTAATGCCTTACTGGAAGGGCAGCGGCGACAATAATGAAGAAGAGGTTGTGATACTGCCGGAAAAGGTACTGCATTCATCCAATGCGGCCAACTTCCCCTATCAGCGGACTATTCCTCTTGATATGTCTTCGAATTTTGAAACCAAGCCCACAGAAGCCCAGCTTCGGTCAGCGGCGCAGAGTTATATGACCGCCAATAATATCGGAGTTCCTGCGGTTTCTCTTGATGTCTCTTTTATTGCCCTGTGGCAGACAGAAGAATACAAGGAAGTTGCGAACCTCGAACGCATCAATCTTTGTGATACGGTAACAGTGGAATTTCCGACGCTGGAAGTATCGGCCCAGGCTAAAGTCATCAAGACGGAGTATGATGTACTTCGCAATCGATATCAGAAGCTTGAGCTTGGAGAGGCAAGAACGAATTTCACGCAGACC